CTTGTTAGAAGAATTTAAATCATCTTGGATAGAAAAGGAGTTAGCAGTATAATATGTCATTAAGTAAAAGTGCTTATTTAGTTGCAGTTATATGGTGGGGTTTAGCTGGAGCTTTACTTCTTACCTTGTTAGTCAATGTTGTTGAAACCACTCTTGATCGACCAGATGTCCACTATACTAACTCAACAGGAGACTGTGTAAGAGTTCTTAATTACGCTGAAAATGATCGTTATTCTTGTGATAACCTTCCTTCTAAATACAACAAAGTATGGGTATTTTAATATGATTATAACTCAAAAGACTTCTCCAGTTACTGGTGAAACCAACACTATGGCTATCGATGCCACTATTGCTCAGGTAGAAGCGTGGCAAGGTGGTATGCTTATCCAAAAGGCTATGCCTTCAGCAACTGCAGAGCAGCGAGAGTTTTTGATCAGTGGCTGCACTTCAGCTTGCTGGGATCAATTGGGAGGAGACGAGTAATGAGTATTAGCATGGCATATTGCGACTACATTGCGCATACACTTATTAAGCCCGCTCTCATCAGAGATCTAGATGCTGATAATGGTTTAATACATTCCGTACATAAAATATCAATGGACTTACATAAAGAAGGCTGGATGCAAACAACAACAAAGACCATTGAATGCGCTGACGTTAACGGTAAGAAGTACAAAATTACTATTGAAGAAATTTAAAATAAGTGAAAATAAACGTTTACAAACACTGTAAACTATGATATAATATACCTATATTAAACGATACTGAAAGGAAAAGATTATGGATAGAATGGCAATGATCAAAGCGGCTGCAGAAAAAGCTAAGCAAAAGAAAGAGTTTAAAGCTACAGTAACTAAGATTTACTCTAAGCCAAAGGTCAATTATAACAAGCTTACTAAGTCTGTTAAAAAGGCTGGTCATCAAGCGCCTAGTAGTCTTGAATGCTTTAAAGTAGAAAACATGTACTATACTGATAAAGAAACCCAAGACTATATCGCGGGATCTTCTTACATGGATGCATATAATGATCAAAAACAAGATTGGGATTAAGCTATGACTGAGTATACTGAAGAAGTTCAATCAATCGTGCGTAAACAAGCTGTTGAGGTTTGGGCTGCGCAATGTCAATACATCTTAGGTGAAAAGGGTTATATTGAAAAAGCTTTTAATAGTGGATTAGTAACTCGTGAGTACCATGATGGTACTATTGTAACAGTTGAAGAATCACAGCCTATGGCCACTCTATTACTAGAAGCTCCTAACAACATATGAACTATATTGGATCTATAAACTACACCCTATCGGGTCGTAAAAGAAAGAGTAAAGCTCTTAAGACAGTGCGTAAAACCAAGCAAGTGTTTAAACCACTTAAGGTCGAAAAGTCTTTAGCTGAACTTAGAATGGACGAGTTCAATAAAAAATATCAATCTTTTACTGGAGAATCTAAATATCAAACTCCAGAAGACACCTCTTGGAAAGTGGCAGAATCCAAGAATTTCACAGTAGCTCCAGCGTATAACAAAGGAGCGTATCAAGTAATTCCGCGTACCGATGTGGAACATATAGGAAAGTAATTATGGAAATCATAGAAGTGGTAGTAGGAACAGTTATTGCAGGGTTTATTGTTTGGTTTGGAATAGCTTCATCGCTTATGGCATCAGAAGAAAAAAGAGTAAGACGTAAAAACTTTGATGCTGGAACACACGACTATTATGGTAATAAATTAGGAGAAGATGATGACAAATAATATGTTACTTAGTGAGTTTAATGGCTCAGATGATTTTAAAAATCGTAAAGCTGAGGTACTACGTTCGTTTGGAGATAGTCCTAGCTTTGGAATTCGAATGTATATTGATGGCGAATCTCTAGGCATTGAGTGGTACAGAGGACATACCGAACTGTATGCTGAGTCAGCTGCTGAAAACTATGTTTTAGGCATTAAAAACTATGAAAGGGATTAATTGAAAATAATTGTTTACATTTGTAGTAAAGTATGTTATAATAGATCTATATTATAAAAGGAGTAGATTATGGCGAGTAAATCATTAGAAAAGGCTAGAGTTAAAGGCCGCAAAAACAGAAGTTCTATTGACGATATCAAGATGGGTGCTGAGCCAATCTTTCAAAAAGGCGAAACAACTGAAGACGTTGATAATCGACTAGTCATGTGGAGTACGGCTGCAGCTTGGTATAACTATTTCTATAAGCCTAAAGACTATATTGATTCTATGCTATCTTTTGCTACTGAAGTATGCAAGTACGATAAAGATAAAATTAGAACTCTTAAGAAGCTCAAGGATTGGGAGCTTACTCTTAGGCTTGGTAAAGTAGCAAAGCTTTGGCAAAGAGGCTACGAGTATACTAAGCCCGAAATAAAAAGATGGAAAAAAGAGCTTAATGAAATCTATATCCAAGCACAGGCTACTGTAGAAGAAGAAGTTGCGGCTCCTGCCGAAAAGGTTGTTATATCAGTTCAACAAAGACAAAGAGATAAAATCAACGAAACTATCGCTGTAGATTGGGATGAAATCGTTGATGGTTGGTGTGATAAAAAATACACTCAAAGTATCGATGTGTTTAAGTTGTTTAAGACATATGATCTTAAAGGCTCATCTATTAATATGTTTAAAGATATGGTGATGCACGAATATCAACCAATCAAAGACGCGTATGACCAAACGTGCGAGCAAAGCGTTGAAGCCTATAGCCATATTACTAAGCGTAAGCAGAATAAAATGCTTAAGGTTATGGAAGGTATCTTTAGTGATTTAGAACAGTTAAAGACTGCTAATAAAGCAGCTAAAGTTCCAAGAGCTAAAAAGCCTAAAACGTCTGATATACAAGTAAAGAACCTTAAATATCGCACTGATAGTCTTGAAGATAAGGTAAGTTCCATTAATCCAGTTATGATTCCTGGTAAACATATATTGTTCGTGTACAATACGAAGAATAAAAAGTTGATTCAATATGCTACAGAATCAGTAAAAGGGTTTGAGGTAAGTGGTACTACCATTAAAAATATTGGTGACGGGAGTAAACAAACAACTCTCAGAAAGCCAGGAGAAATACTGCCACTTGTTTTAAATAAATCAATCAAGCAAATCGACAAACTTGTTTGGGATACTGTTACTACTAAGATCAGTGAACCCAATGGTAGAATAAGCGCCGATTGCATACTACTCAGGGCTCTATGATTATTGACTTAGAACAAAAAATTATGACAAAGAAGCGGTTCTCAACTGCCGTTGAACAACTAGTTGTAAAGGGAAATATGTCTTATATAGATGCAGCAACTTATATTATTGAAGAGAGGGGTATGGACTATAGTAACTTAAAGAAACTATTAACAGATTCACTCAAAGATAAGATGGAAGCTGAAGCAATAAGACTTAATTTAATTAGAGGCAAAAAGGGTAATCAACTACCCATTTAGGAGAATATTATGAGTAACGTTATTATACCATCATCACCAGCAGATGTTAAGCGAATCAAAGACTGTATTATTGAAATCAGTAATGCTATGACTTTAATTCAAGGGCAAAAAGATTTTATTAAAGAAGCTGTAGAATCATGTTGTGAAGATGTTGAAATTGATAAGAAGCACTTGAAAAAGATGTCAACCATCTACCATAAGCAAAACCTATCTGAAATCCTAGGTGAGATCGAAGATGTGGAAGCTTTGTATGAAGGAGTTATGGCTTAGTAATGTTTAATTTTTTAACCGCGATAGTTAATGGGATTTTTAAACTAGCAATTTGGTCTTTAATTGCCGCGGTTATTTTAACAATCTACTTGTCAGAATCAGGAGCTATACATTAATGGATCCATTTGAATCATATAAGTTATATAACGCGTTAAAGCTACACTTTGAGTCTGGCTACGATGCTGTTAAATATAACTTTAAGTCTAACGTCAGTCAAAAGACATTCTTTAAACGAAGAGACAAGTACTTTTTTGCTAAGCTAGCTAAGAAGTACAATGGTAATCTAAAGGACTACTATATCTCTAACTTTAAAATGGGTCTGAGTTACGTTGGTGACATGATGGATGACGATGGCGAAAGGAACTATAAGGATCATCTAAGGATACAAGAAAGTATTCATAGAGTGTTTTCAGTTGATATAAATAGATTACGAGAAGAGGATATTATCTTTGATGGATTGTTTCAATCTGTTGATGGACAACTACCTCCACTCGTTAAACTATGGTTGCAAGAAGAGATTAGTTTAGAGACTGTTGTTATTCTTAACGCCATTTTTGGATTTGTACCTAGAGAATCTGTAAGGATATCAGACACTATTATGTGGCCTGATACTAAACGGAAGATTGAAAAGTATAGTCCATTCGTAAACTTTAGTCGTAATAAATGTATAAGTTTATTACAAAAAACGTTTACAAACGCATGAAAATGTGTTATAATATAACTTATATTATGCATTATGTGAAATACAATAGAAACGACAATTTTGTCGTAATACAACGCAATACGGAGATATAAAATGTCATTTGCAAACCTAAAGAGCTCGCGAGGCTCGTCAATCGACCAACTCGTAAAAGCAGCGGAAGCTGTATCTACTAAAACTGAATCAAAGAACTATGATGATGATCGGTTTTGGAAACCCACTAGAGATAAGGCAGGAAACGGCTATGCCGTAGTCAGATTTTTACCAGCTAAAGAGGGTGAAGACCTTCCTTGGGTAAGGTATTGGGATCATGGCTTTAAAGGTCCTACAGGTCTTTGGTACATTGAAAATAGCCGAACTTCAATTGGACAAGATGATCCTGTTAGTGAATCAAATGGTTTACTATGGAACTCTGGTCGTGATGAGGATAAAGCATTAGCCCGTGATCGTAAGCGTAGGTTACATTATGTGAGTAATGTGCTAGTCGTATCTGATCCATCTAATCCTCAAAATGAAGGTAAGGTATTCGTATACAAGTTTGGTAAAAAGATCTTTGATAAAATCATGGATGTAATGCAGCCACAATTTGCAGATGAACAACCAGTAAATCCATACGACTTCTGGGAAGGCGCTGACTTTAAGATTAAAATTCGTAAAGTTGAAGGTTGGGTAAACTATGATAAGTCAGAGTTTGCAGCAGCAGCCCCTCTTATGGGTGGAGAAGAAGATCAACTTGAAGGTGTATATGACAAACTACATTCTTTGAATGACTTCATTGACCCTAAGAACTATAAGTCATATGATGAACTTAAAGCTAAGATGAATAAGGTACTAGGCGTTGATGCTGGTCACATCTCTATGGATAATAATTCCGTGATGCAATCAGCACCAGTAATTGAACAACCAAGCGTTGGTACAACTACTGAATCTGTATCTATGAGTTCTAGTGATGAAGCTGAAGAGGACACTTTGTCCTACTTTGACAAGTTAGCTCAACAGGGCTAATATGATGTAATAAGAGTATGGATCGGCCAACTTATGTCCGAAACCATACCAACTACAAGGCCACCCCAGTTCAGTCTGGAGCATATCTGATAAAGTGTGTGGCGCTCAAGGGATCCTTCGGGGTCCCTTTTTTTATCTCTTACTTCTATAGTTTTGTATAGCGCTTTTGATAGCATCTTCAGCTAATACACTACAATGTATTTTTACTGGAGGTAATGACAATTCTTCAGCTAATTGAGTATTCCTTAATAATTCAGCTTTATCTACGTGCATTCCTTTAACCCATTCAGTTAAAAGACTGGAAGAAGCGATTGCAGATCCACACCCATATGTTTTAAATTTAGCATCTACAATAATACCATCATCAACTCGAATTTGTAGTCTCATTACGTCACCACAAGCAGGAGCTCCAACCATACCAGTACCTACGTTACTATCTTCGTCATTCATTATACCCACATTGCGTGGGTTCTCGTAATGGTCTAGTACTTTGTCACTATAAGCCATTATCCATAACCATTTTGTACAGTATCAGCAACTCTATTATTAGGTTTGGTATTGATTACTGTAGTTGTAACAATAGACTTCTTACTATTATCAGCAACAGCAACTGTATTACCTTGAGTTGCCTGATTGCTTGGCATTCTTAATTCTATATTTTCAGCTGATAGAGTGATGATCTTATCACCTGAGTCTTTACTTGATGATTGTACACTAGATCCACCAGATTGTAATTGTAATACATCACGAACTCTATTGATATTAACAACAGCTTTATTAACGTCTTCAGTGAGGTTAGCGAGGCCATCTGTTTCAAAGTTAGTTCCAAGTGTTATTTTACCACCTTGTAGAACTGTTTCAAGAACCTTAGCATAGTCAACCATTTCTTCAATTGCATCGTCCATATCAATTGATATATCACCCATTGTACTCATTCGTTGGAATACATCAGCAAACGAACTAAATGCATCTGCACCAGATTGAATAATATCAGCTTTTTCGCCTACTTCGATAGCTTGTTCTACAGGACTCTTAGATCCAGTAAAGAATCCAACAATAGAAGACCCTAAGTCAGCAAGAGCATTTACGCCTTTACCAGCACCGAATGCAGTAAGACCTAGACCTAGAGATGCTAATGCGCCAGTTGCAGCTGATGTTCTTGCTAGATCAGCACCCTCGCCAATAGATAGCAATGTTTCTACTTCAGCTTTAATGTCATCAGCAAAGTTATCACCAGAACTAAACTGTGTAATAGCATCGGCTGCACCAGCGCCACCTTTACCTATAGCAAAAGCAACAAGACCTGCTGATAATCCACCCATTGCTAGAGCAAAATTAGCAACGTCGCCTTTAGCACCAGTGTTAATAGATAATAATGTCTCTACTTCGTTTT